CAAGAGTGAGGCCACCAAGAGGTGATGCCGTAACAGCGATAATTGATTTCCCCATCTCACCAATTCCCTTGAAGATGTTCATGATAGCATTACCTTCATCTTCAGGTTTTTCATTAAGCCTAGCCTCCTCACGAATCTTCCACTTTGAAAACCGCTCCAGATTCTCTGGGTCATTAGGGTCAAGCATTGTCCCAGCATCCATTTTAGACGTAGGCAAAAGATCTTCGTCTGGAGTGGTGAAAGCAACTCCCTTTTCCGTAAGAGCACCATCCTTAATTAAGCCACGTTCCTCCATCAACAAATAATCACTGCCAAGGGGAGTTGCTTCTCCATTTGAGTCAAGCAATCCTCGGGCCTTCATTCCTTCTTCGGTGGCAAACTCTGGAATTTGATATTCAGGCGCAACAATTCTAGGATCGCTTAGTTCAAGCTCTCTCCAATTTGGTGGTTTGGCAGCATCCTTCTGTGCTTGTAAATTACCCTGCTCTTGTTCAAGATACTCAAAAATAGCACCTTGTTCAAGCTTGCTGGTCTCTGGATCTACCTGCTCGTCTTCTTGGTTTTCCATTTCACTTAATGTTTGCCCTGAGCAATTCAGTTTTTGTCTTTGGTGTCGCGGTCTCTTCGGTCGATGATACTTTTGATTTGGCTAGGTTCGCCATTGCTTCGCTAATCATTTTCTCTGAACTGCCTTTTGGAATTTTACCTAGCTCTTCTGCGCGTCGAATTGAGGTGGAAAAATAATCTCTAAGCCTGTTTAACTCTTGAGCGGCTGCTTCATCTGAAATATATGTGTCCTCTAGTTTTGTCGCCGCTGATTTGGCTACGGCGAATTCCGCATCAGACATAGAACCTAATCCTTGGAATTTCCTCATGCTGTCAGTAGTGGCTAACGAAACTATTGTTTTTCTTGATGCTTCAGCATCTCTAGCCTTGGTTCCCGGCAACCACTTGAATCCAGATTTTGCCCCGAAAACACCCGAAAATCCGGGTGAAGATGTCAACTCGTTTATTGTTTTAATTGCATAAGAAGCGTCACCAGCCGCTCTCAATGCTGCTTCACTACCTGCTAATTTAACCTCGTTACTTTTACGCTCTTCTTCTTCTTTTAGGGTTCTTTTTGTATCCTCAGCTTGCTTGATAGCCAGTGGCTGCCCGGCAAGTTCAAGTGCTTTCTCTTGTTGCCCTGTTTGCATCAGTCCTAAAGCAGCGGAAATTCTGTCTTGGGGGATTTCAACTCCAGCTTCCTTGCTTTGTTTTACTGTTTCGGCCATTTGTATGTCCGCTGCTACTTGTCGGGCTTTAGCCGCATTAGTAGATTCAAGTTTTTCTTCTGCGTCCTGAATGTATTTATTGTATTTTGCCTGCAATGCCTGAGCTTCGCGCCGAGGTATAAATTGCCCTGATTGATATCCAAGCTCTTGTTTCAAGTAAGTTCCAAAGTCCATTATGAATTTATGTAATTGTTCTGTTAAGGAACGGTGTATCCATCCGCTTGATCTTGAGGACCGCCTGCAACAGCAGTTTGTGCGCCCATCCGAGCTTCGCGTTCGCTGGCTAGTTCCATTGCTGACTTCATTTTCATCATGTTTAGCGAATTAGTAATGAAGTCTCCAGTTTGGCCCGCAATAAACGATCTTTCATCCAATGAGACATTCTCATCGCGGATTTGATCTTTATACGGTTGAAGCACACTAGCCATTTCAGGAAATAGCTTCAAAGCAGCGTCAATCTGAATGTCGCTTTGCTTGATTAGCTTTTTCTTTTCGCCTTGTTGCTTGAAGTAGTCAGTAACTTGACCGATTCCTTTTGCAACACCTTGCGCCCCAGCCATGGATTGCTCACGCGCCGCCGCAACAGACCCAGAATAATCTGGAGCCTGATACGGGGTTGTTCTTACGTCTCCTCCGAATAGTGCCATAATTTTAAACTGTGTATGCTCTAAGTGGTTGACCCGTCATGCTCCTACCAAAGTTACCAGCATAAGTTCCCATATTCCCTGCTGTCATTGATCCCGGCGCGGCAAAATTACCTCCGATAGAGCTACCAAGTCCTGAAATCCCACTTCCAAGACTGCTCCACATCTGCGCTTTGGCTTGTTGGTTTGCAGCGTTGATTTGGTAATTTGCTTGGTTCGCTTGATTCTGCGCTCCGGCTTGTTGTTGGGCAAGGTTAAGCGGCATGTTAAAATCAAATCCACCTGCTGCTTCCGGCCCAAGGGTTAAAGCAGTGCGAAGATCTTGTTGTCCAGCACCATACGACAATGGGGCAGTGCGGAGAGCTTGCAGTCCGGGATTCGTGTAAAACTCACCAGCTTGGGAGTATGCACGTTGTCCAGCTTGTGCTGCTTCCGCCCGCTTACGAGCCATGACATCCTCACGCCCCATTGCTTCGCTGACGATACCAAGGTTTCCTCCAAGCCGTCCAGATGCTTGGAACGTCTCTCGCGCTTGTTGCTCGTATCCCCGACGCTCTTCTGGAGTTACGCCTTGTGCTGATGCCCTAGCTCGTTCTGCCTCTTGGGCAGATGCTTGAACTGCGGCTGCTTGTTCTGGCGAAAGTGCTTGCATCAAGCCTCGCGTCATACCAGCCTGACCTGTCATTTGGCCAAGTTCTTCAGCGCGAAGCTGCTCTAAGGTTTTACCTGCTTGTTGCGATGTGCTTAGTTGAAGCCCTTGGAAGCCCGGTTGACCGTCAACACCACCAAGGAATTGCCCGGTTTGCCCGAACATTTGGCCCATGAGTTGAGGCCCGAACCTGTCCTGAAGTGCAAGGAATCCCGGGATGTTTTGACCATAATAATCAAGCAGACCAGTAGCTTGCCTGCCTGCAAGGTTGGTTCCGCTTCTGTCGGATCGAAAAATATCAACTGGCTCAGGTGCTTTGTTACCTTTTCTTGCTTGCTTTGCACCGTATGCGGATACCGCACCCCCAACTACTGCTGTTCCCACTGCTAAAAAAGACATTAGCTCAACTCACCTCCGGAGTCGTTAATTGTGTTTTCCGTATAAGTTTCCATTATTTTAATTCCTTCTTGCTCGTATCTATTTTTTTTCCACGAATTAATTCTTTCATCATCTTTATCGAAAAGCGGGTTTTTATTTGGATAAGTCAAATATTCAACCATCTCATCAGGATCGCTGATATTCTCCGGATTAGCGTGGAACGTGAGCCAAGTTGTATCTTCGTGAATGTAAAGAACTCTTTTTGTTCCAGCTTCAGTAACACCAATAAATGGAGCTTCGTATTCCACTGCTTCCATCTGATCCATGACACGCAATTTACCAGACAGAATCACAAAAGGATGTGTTGTTTTATGCTGCATACTCGTAAGCAACGATCCCGCTGGCATAAATATCTTTCGGATATACATTCCATGAAGAAACAAATGTTCAGTAGGGAAAAACCCATCTGGCATTTGAGATAATTGATATTCGAGTTGCTCAACTGGAGACGCGGCAGCAATCTCTTCAATAGTCGGCACTTTAGAACCAACCACGTTTCCGTGATTGTTTTCTTTTTCTGGTGCTTCTAGTTGACTAGTCATAAAGGGTAATCAAGGCTGCTAAGTGCCAATACAAAAGTTTGTGAAAGTCTTCGCCATATATTTGTGCTGCATTCTCAAAGTGGGCGTTCATTTAATACTTAATGCAGTAAAGCATTGCAATGTTTTTGGGGCGGGTTTCTGCGCCGCCAGTCGAGGCTGTGTTTGTTGTGTTAGTATAACCTCCAAGGGAGGTTCCTTGTTGGGCTTGGAACCCTGTATTCACAGCACCATCTGCGTGAAAATGGCTTTTAAGCTCATCTGCTTGTTTTGCAGCAAAAGATCCAGCCGCAGTTCCATCTGAGTTAGTCCCTGCACCTCGAACAAAATAACCACGCAGGTCAGGAAGATTAAAAGTTGTTGATCCATCTCCAACGCCATAAGTCGTGGCTATTGCCGCAAATAAAGTTGCATAAGTAGAGCGAGATACAGCAGTGCCATCAGCAGCCAACCATCCTGTCGGCGCACTATTCATAGCAAATGGCATAATTGCACCAGCAGGAATAAGCATATTAGATGCTTTGGCTTGGGTTACTGCGCCATCAAGAATTGCAATTGTTGTAACCGCATCTGCTGCAAGCTCGTTTGATGTAACACCGCCAGCAGCAACAAGGAGTTTTCCACTAGCAATAGAAAGCGTCGAGTTGAAAATAGCAGTAGCCGTAATAGTGCTTTGATCGAGGATGTTATTCATCTTCGTGCTAGTGATTACGTCAGTAGCCGTGAAGGTGTAAGTTGTATCAATTGCTCCCATACTTTATCTTTGTGAAATGATTTGTCTATTGGTGACTGAACCAGCTACCTTTACTGAGTTGACCTTGGGTGATCCGATAGTTCTTGTCAAGATCATTGTTCCTGTAAAGCCCCTGATACCACCCAACCTACACCGGATGCTTGCCGTCTCAGCCTCAGTAGCTGTGCTAGGGGTAAGCAACCCACCAAGCAAAGTTGTAGTTGTGCCTATGGATTGAGCGTCGTCAGGATCTTCCGCTGCAAACGCAATGTTATATTCCGAGTTTTGGCCGGGAAGGGACTGGATGTTGACCTGTGCGTCGGTAAACCGTTTGCGTTCCATTGTCCCGAGGTCGTATCCCCTAGTCGTAAGAGACGCATTGATTGTTGGGGACACAACAGCCGCAGAGTTGTCTATGTTCAGAGTGTCATTGGAGCTTTCGAATGCTTCGATTTGATGCAGCCCGCCATTGGATGTCACCGCATAGAGGTTGTTCCTCTCGCTTGCGCTGCCAATCACGAAGTCTTTAATCAAGAACCTAGAATCACCAAAGGTATCTAGTGATTCCCACCCTTTATTTAGGAAGTTATACACCAAAATGGCGTTGTTCCCATATGCGTCACCCGCTCCCGGAACTGAATCTAGCGGGACAGCAAGGTAATACCTGTTTTCAAACAAGACTCCCACTGCTCGGTCAGAGTAATCATCATTGATCCGGTCGATATACGGCTGAATGTTCTTGGAAAGTGGTTCTTCAGTGCCTCGCAGGTTGTAATCGTTAAGAAACTCAATCCCATACACGCCATCGTCAGACAAAAACAGCATTGCATTGCCGCGCATGACAACAGACTTGCGAGCTAGGCATCCAATCTCAGATGTAAGTTCCTTGACGGTGACATCCAGAAGGCCTCCAAGCGTTCCCTTGACAATATGGAGGCTATTCCTGTTGAGGACAACCAACCCGTCGTCATAAAAGCCGTGCATTGCAACCACGTAGTCGGCAGTTCCGCCACTTACACGGAATTGGTTCTCGATTTGGTCGAATGTAGTCGTAT